AACCTAGCAGCAAAACTTGAACATGAGGTTGAAAACCTAACGGATGATGATATCGAAGATATAATCCGAATGGTACGGAGCCGTTTAGCTGGATATGAACTTGGATCTAAACCGAGGGTTCAACAGGCTGAAGTAAGTATCTTTGATGTTGTTAAAGTTCCAGAACGAAGGATCAATATAGTTAGGAGAAAGCTATGAGTTTAGATATGGGTGTCAGAAATCCAGAATTTGTGGAGGAAATCCCTAGTCCGTTCATTCCTGGAACCGATCACCAGTTTGCTTGGGATTCAACATCGCTTGAGTATGGGAAGCGATGTTGGCAACTATACAAATATACTATGATCGATGGATATGTTTCCAAAAGAGAGAGCGTCCATTTGCGTTTCGGTGGCGAGTTCCATCAGTCAATGGCGGATTATAAAAAGCTGCGGGTCAAAGGTATTCATCACGACACCGCCGTCTTTGAAGTAGTCAAAGCTTTGATGCACCGTATTAAAGATTTCTGGCCCGATGACAAATACAAATCCAGAACCAATCTTCTCAAGGCAGTCATTGGCTATGTCGATGAACATCAAGATGATCCAGCTGAAAGCATAGTCCTCCCCACTGGTGAAGCCGCTGTGGAATACAGCTTCAGGCTTGAGCTAGACTACATGGCAACTGAAGATCAACCTTACATTCTTTGTGGTCACATGGATGAAGTGGTAAAGTTCTCAGGTGATTATTTTGTCCGTGATTATAAAACCACTACCTCCACTCCGACGCCATATTACTGGCAGCAGTTTGAACCTAACAACCAGATGACACTCTATACCTTTGCATCTCGTGTTGTCTTATCTAAGCCAGCCAAAGGTGTCATCATTGACTCGATACAACTCTTCGCCAATGACAAACCCAGGTTCACTCGTGGACTAACCTACCGAACCGAAGCACAGCTAGAAGAATGGGTGTATGAACTTGAGTTTGTCTTTGACCAAGCTGAACAACATGCTCGAGTTGGAGTGTGGCCCAAGAATGACACCGCCTGCAATATGTATGGTGGCTGTCCATTCCGGCACGTCTGTTCGTCTGACCCAGGTATCAGAGATGCAATCCTTGAATCCGACTTTGAAAAGAGAGAACGATGGAACCCCCTCAAGCCAAGATGAGAATCTTTCTAGGTGAGTTTGAAGTCATCGAGATGCTGATAGATGGGTTTAGGTTAAAGCTTGGACCCGGCACATCTATCTCTGTTCATCTTGGCGACTTCCCGCACAAGGTAAAGCCGCATGATAGAATCCCACTGTTCACGGAGATACCATATGACACGACTGTCACTGCATCAATCCAATGAATACACAAAGATGATGATAGTAGGTGATCCAGGTTCAGGAAAGACAGGAGGTTTAGCGTCGTTGGTAGAAGATGATTACTGGTTAGGCATTGTGGATATGGATAACGGCCTTGATCCGCTGAAGCAATACATCCTCAAAACCTGCCCGGACAAGATAGACAATGTAGAATATAGAACCCTTCGAGATAAGAAAGTCCCATCACCGTCTGGTCCAATAGTCGAAGGCTCTGCTACTGCCTATCTCGATGCATGTAAGATGACGGAGCATTGGAAGTATGGTAATGTCGATGAAGGTTATCCATGGAAGTGGGGACCGAGTAGAATATTGGTTATAGATTCGCTGACGATGTTAGCTCAAGCTGCCTTTGATTGGAGAGAGCAGCTTACCCCGACAGGTAAGTCGGGTAAGTATGACTCTCGCATGGTTTATTACGACGCTCAGAAATCTATCTCTTCGTTGATGGCAACCATCACCAGCGAAGCCTTCAAGACTAACGTCATCGTTCTAACTCACATCCGCTATCAGGAGAATGCTGATACCGGCGTGATGAAGGGCTATCCGAATTCTATTGGTCAAGCTCTATCGACTATGATTGGTGCGTACTTTAACACCATCGCCTTATGCCAAACAATACAAGGAGGTAAACGTGTAATCAGAACAGCAACCACTACCCAAATCGACTTGAAGAACCCGAAGCCATTTGCGGCGCAGCCTCAATATCCTATCGAGACTGGCCTCGCAGATTTCTTTCGGGTACTTCGAGAGACACCTAAGGCACCTATGAAACCAAAGCAACTAACGCTAAAGAGGATATGATAATATGGCAAAGCAGCCTGTGAAACAAGAAGTGTATGATGATGAAGATGAACGCCCTGACTACGATGATGTGTATAACATACCGGTCAGCCAGCTAACTAAGCAGAAGCCTATTCCTACTGGCACGTACCTCGGTCAGGTCCGTGGACTGCCAGAGGAATTAACTTCTCCCGTCAAGGGCACTAAGTTTGCGCAGTATACTATCCAACTGCTAGAACCTGCGCAGAACGACAGGGGCAATAACAAAGACGTTGACCCCAAAGCCTTGGAAGAGGCGTTGACTAGGCCCAATGGTGACGTCATCCCTCTAACTGAGAAGTCGTTGCGTCTACGCATGTGGAGAACACAAGACTCAGGGCATCGCCATGTCGATTTCTTGGAAAAGCTTGGTATCCCCACCGAGAACGATGATGGTTCGGAGAGAACACTACCCGATATGATAGCAGAAAGTCCCGGCAGGACAGCGTACTTCCATGTCAAGCACAGTCCGTCGCTTGATAGGGAGAATATCTACGCCGAGATTGATCGTATCATCAAAGTACCGCAACGCTAATACATACCCAGGTGGTATGTAGGGGTCCAGGGCATCCTAGTCCCTCTTCTGCTCTGGACCCCACCTTTGGAGAACGGCATGGATATTATGCTGGTTGGCGAAGCCTGGGGTGAGGCTGAGGAAAGGGCTAGAAAGCCTTTTGTTGGTTCGTCGGGATGGTTGTTAGACAGACTGCTACAAGAAGCAGGGATAGATAGAGAACAGTGTTACCTTACCAACGTCTTTAATCTTAGGCCCCCAGGAAATAAGCTTGGTCTGTTGTGTGGGCCTAAGACTAGAGCCCTTCAAGGATACCCACCGTTACGAGTAGCGGAATCTGGTTACGGAGGAAGCTTTATCCGCAAAGAATTCCAGCGTGAACTGGATAGACTGCGTGATGAAATCATGACTGTAATGCCTAACCTAATAGTAGCCCTCGGTAACACCGCAACGTGGGCACTGTTAGGTAAGACTGCGATAACTAAAACTCGTGGTGTAGTTCAGCTTTCCACCCATACTGTTGATGGATTCAAAGTCTTACCGACGTTTCATCCTGCTGCCGTGATGCGCCAGTGGCCACTGAACAGAGTAGTAGCACTTGACTTAGAGAAGGCTAGACGTGAGTCAGCCTATCCTGAAATCCGCCGTCCAGTCAGAGAGATATGGATCGAGCCAACACTAGGAGATATCCGTGAGTTTGACGAGCGCTTCATCCGAGATTGCGAGAGACTTTCTATTGACATCGAAACGATTGGCCGGGATATTACTTGCATTGGATTCGCCCCACATAAACGTATCAGCATTGTTATACCGTTCATTGTCCTCGGAAGAACAGGTAGAGCTTATTGGCCTGATGTTTCTACTGAAAGAGAAGTGTGGAATATTGTCAGAGACATTCTCCGTAGACCGACACCTAAAACGTTTCAGAACGGACTCTACGACATTGCCTTCCTCTGGCGAGCAGCAAGGATAGCGGTGCATGGGGCGGAGGATGATACGATGCTGTTACATCATGCATTGTATCCAGAGAGTTTAAAGGGGTTGGGGTATCTTGGATCGGTGTACACAGATGAAGGGAGTTGGAAGCAAATGAGACACAATGAAACTATTAAGAGGGAGGATTAAATGGCAACGTTTGAACAGGAAGCAATCATGGATTACTTAGTAAGTAAGAATAACTATGTTTGTAAGAACATAGGTCGCCCGCATATCATTATAACCGATAGCCGATCCATGTTGAATTCGATAATGAAGATTACTGGGGCTGGCCATATAGAGAATGACTCACCAGAATATGCCAATTTATATGGAAGTCCTGGGGATTTCAGGTCAACCCATCGTCTAGTTATTACACCAAATGAAAAGCTAATATGGTTCTGTGACCAGCTTTTATACGCTATTAGTAGAGGTAGTGATAAGCATAAACGTGAGGGTTATGTGACTACAATACTTAACGAAGCAGAGCGATGGGATGAAAATCATCAACACCGCCCAACTTGATCCGCTCGACCTAACCTCCGTCGAGAGGGAATGGGTCTACAATGGCTTGGACTGCTGCGTCACCGCAGAGGTCCTTGAAGCTTTACTCCCCCGATTGAACAAGTACACCGCAAAGACTTATCAATTCTCTCGGGATCTTCAAGGACCTATTCTTCATATGAGGTTGCGTGGCGTCAAGGTAGATGAAGATGCCAGGGAAAGGGTTATAGAAGAGTATCATCAACGGATAGATACAATAGAAACTAACTTGGAAAGGATAGTCAGAGAATCCACAGGGATGATTGGATTCAACTGGCGATCCAATGCACATCTACGGACCTTATTCTACGACATCATGCGCATTCCGCAAAGCCGTCTGACCAAAGGTGGCGAGCAAGTAATGGATAGAACAGCGTTAGAGCAACTAGAAGAATACATCATCTCTGAACCTATCGTCCGCCACATGAAAAGACTACGTGAACTAGGCAAGCGCCTGCAAGTTCTTGAAACACCCATTGACACAGATGGAAGAATACGAACCTCCTATAATATCGCCGGAACAACAACAGGCCGACTATCATCTTCTCTCTCCGAATTTGGTACAGGAGGTAACTTACAAAATATCGAATCGGGTTTGCGGTCTATCTTCATTGCCGACGAAGGAATGAAGATGGCTAACTTCGATGCAGAGCAAGGAGAATCACGTGTTGTTGGAGCTATTGAATGGAACCTACTCGGTGCAGGCAACTATCTGGACGCATGTGAATCCGGAGATCTCCATACCGCCGTCGCAAGGATCTGTTGGCCAAGTCTCGATTGGCCAGGTACGGATGAAGGTGACAGAGAACTCACCGATAGACCATTCTATCGACATCACACTAGAAGAGACATGTGTAAGAAACTTGGTCACGGTACTAACTATGGCGGGCTCCCAAAGAATATGTCTGCTCAAACTAAGATTGATTACACCATCGTTAATGATTTCTACATAGCATATAATAAAGCCTTTCCTGCCCACCGCCGCTGGCATACCTGGGTATCAGAACAGATCAGAGCCAGAGGCTTCCTCGTCTCGTTGATGGGCCGACAGAGACATTTCTACGGCCGCCGAGATGATCCCAAAGTGCTTCGCGAGGCTATAGCCTATGACCCTCAAGGGTCATTAGGAGACATCGTCAACAGAGGAATGCTACGAGTCTTTCAGGCAGATGACTGCGATCTGCTAATGCAGAACCATGATTCGATTCTAGTACAGTACCCACAGGAGATGGAAGATGAAGTCATCGAAAAGATCCAGGCCCAACTATACCATGAGATTAAACTTCGGAATGGGAGAACGCTAACTATCCCTTACGGCTGCAAGACCGGATGGAACTGGGGTGACTACAGCAAGGGAAATCCTAATGGCCTTAAAAAATACAGACCCAGTGATAAACGGAGCAGGCAGTAGGAAATGTAAATCATGGGTAGATGACTTTGTAGACCATACATCGAACTTAGAATCCGCAACTATCTTCCGTAGGTGGGCAGCGATAACGATGATTGCTGCCGTGTTGGAGCAGAAGGTATGGGTAGAAACAGGATCACCACTATATCCAAACCTCTACACATTTTTGGTTGGCCATGCGGGTATTGGGAAGAGCAGGGCAATAACGTCAGCAGCGAAGATTGTTATGGAGGCGTTGCCAGAAATATATTTTGGCGCCACGTCGATGACACGAGCATCGCTTGCAGATTATATGTGCGAGGCAAAGAGATTCCTGCCGCAACTTCCAGGCCCGCCGATAGAGTACAACTCACTACTGGTTATAGCCGACGAGTTTTCTGCATTTATGCACGAGTATGATAGCGCTCTAGTCGCAGCACTGGTGGAGTTCTACGACGTTAATCCATACTCAGAAGGTAGAAGAGTATCGCAGATCAGAATTAAGCTCCAACGCCCTCAGCTAAATATCCTCACCGGCTCAACGCCATCGAACCTTATCCATACCCTAAAGGATTATGTATGGGATCAAGGTCTAATGTCCCGAGTGATAATGATCTACTCTGCCGAGCGCCCATTGATTGACGTATTCAACACGCCGCTAAAAGGCAAGCCAGTAAATCTAATCCACGATCTGAAGATGATCTTCAAACTCGAAGGCAAGTTCCAGCACACTAAAGCATTTGAAGAAGCAACATGGAACTGGAAACAGTTAGGCTTAGACCCTGTACCGGATCACCCAAAGCTAAAACATTATTGCACCCGCCGATTCGCCCATCTGCTAAAGCTATCAATGATAGCCAGTATTGATAGAACTAATGAAATGGTATTGGATGTTCAGGATTTTAATAAAGCATTCGGCTGGCTAATAGAAGCCGAAGCTAATATGCCATTGATCTTTGAAGTAGGTTCAGTCAGTCCAGATTCAAGAGTAATGGACGAAGTGGCCCATTGGGTAGGAAAGCATCGCAAAGGAGTGAGTGAACATCTTGTAGTTAACTATATCCGTGAACGTGTACCTGGTTATAGCGTCGATGCGATTATGAAAACGCTAATAGCGGCGCGGTTAATCAAAGCTGTGGGCGTAGACAAAGTTGGATTGCGGATATTCACTACGCCGTAGCAGGATAGATAACCTCGACTTCATCATCGGTATGCAAGCCCAAGGCATCCATTAGACCGGGGCTTAGATCCGCTATTCTTCCTGTATCTTCGTGTGGCCCCCAGTCAGCTGGCCAGGCCCAGAACTCCAAGCCCTTCGCCCTGACCAATGCTTGTCGGGACGGATCAGCCAACATATCCTTTGAAGTTCGATCATAGTTCCATCTGCACGCAACGTAGAATATATTAGGATTAAGCCTCCGTGCCAGGCCAGTTGTCTCAGTCGGCTGCGATTCCAAGAACAAATGCGGGGCCTCCTCATAATTGTAGATGAATGCTAGTCCCTCGCTAGAACTTACCCCGTCATCATCTGGCCCGCCAAACCAACTGCACCTGCCTTTAACTTTAAACAACGCTTGTTGCGGCGGTAAATCCTCTGGCCATTCGGGCGGCTGCTCTGGCGGTGCCTCTATACTCTGACCAGATAGCACCCCAGCTATAGCTCTACAGATTGTCTCAAAGTTATATTGGTAAAGCTCGGCATCAGCCGACGAGTCCACGAAGCAAATCTCTATCAGTATTGCGGGCATCTCTGTAGAGTTTAGGAACTTTAAATCGCTACGGTACTTGGGTCCTCGATCAATTAGATCCCCGGCGTCAGCTATAGCCGTGGCCATCTGTCCAGCCAATCCTTCTTGCGTTACGTAAAGGCACTCCGTTCCCATTGGTTTAGAGGTTGTATTATATGCGTTGAAGTGAACGCTAACATCCAAGTCTCTGGTCTTGGAGTTGTGGAAGTTAACGATTGTGTCCAGGTTCTGCGATTGCGTGGTGCTGGTGTTATCGTGGAATGTTGTTACGTCAACACTGGCGCTACGCAAGAACTCAGCCACTCTTTCCACAACCCGCCTAGCTTCATTCACTTCATCTAAATATCCGCTTGCACCACGGATGTATTTCCCATGTCCACTACTGATAACTATTTTCATTTGCGGTCCTCCTTTTCACGAGCCTCAATAGCCTCCATTACTGCGATGTAGGCCTTACGTGCGTTCTCAGCACCGACTTTAGCCCTGCCGAATGATTGAGCATCTGGCGACTTCATGGCGACCGAAAATAAATGGCGCAGCTGGTCACGGTAAGCCTCTTGCAGCGCTTCACGATCTAGTGCAAACAAATGGTCATCCCATTTTGATGGCTGACCTGGAATAGCCGACTGAACGTAATACTCTGCCTCTGCTTGCCACCTATCGTATCCACACCATGCCAGTGAAAACAAAATCACTAGCGCTATAGCTATGATAAGTATGAACCTCTGTCCGAATGTCATCAATGTTTCGGATGAACCGTCCCACGAGTTATGCCAGTCCAGAACTCCCGGAAGTTATGTGGATGCTCCATTCTCATATACCAGTTAGCACCAAAGATTCCCATTCTTGGAACCGAGTTAGGCATTGCACCGCCGGTCATCATGTTCATTAAACTGTTAACGTCCTTGATTAGCTTCTCTTTCTTCTTCGTCGATGGTGGAACGCCCTTCGCAACGTCTCTCCATGGATAGATCAGTGATTTACTGAACTCTCCCAATATTCCGTTCGATACATCACCGCCCTGATGTATCGCTTGCATGATATCTCTGGCTCCAATCCATGATCCGGCAAGCCCATGCAACTCAACTAGCGCTAGATAAGTCAACGTATTTTCTTTCTTATCCGGCCCTATACCTTTCTCTGCATGCTTTGGCGCTACGAATTCATCCCAAAATGCCGGGAACAGATAGTACGCTACAAACATCCCGACCATTGGACCCATCAATGCCATACCATATTTATAATCATCCGTTAGTTTGTATTCTCCTTCTGTTTCTCCTTCGAGGTATCTTCCCTTTTTAGCTTCTGCTAACTCTGGTGGCCGTAACTCCCCTGTCTGCCGGTTTATCTCTGGCTGGCGCATATAGAACCCTTCCTTTCTTAGCGCCGCTCTAGTCTCCCAGGCCATCTCAACTTGGCGTTGGAGGATATGAGAAAAGAACGTATAGAAGTTGCCGAATATAGTTCCGATGGGATTATTGCGAATGATCGCCGCACGGCTTGTTATAGCGGATGATCCATGTGCCCTTCTTACCGCCCTGTCAGCCATGAAAATAGCGTTGCCTTCATTCTCACCAGCCATCTTAGCTTGTCTATATCTCGCCAACCACGTCGGAACAGCCGATAGCAGATCTGACATAGCCATAGGCCACGCTTCCCAATAATGTAGAAAGTCTCTCCACTCCATGTATTTGCCTTTGAAATCCGCAATCGACAACCTCGCCGCCTCACCCAATGGCCTCCCATCGAAATTATCCAGCCAGCTTCTCATCAAACCAGCAGTCTTTAAGTCACCGTAAACTCTATCGAAGTTGCTGGTGATTCCTTCATATGCGTTACGATGTCTCCGCTGCAATTCCAACCCCTTGTTCATAGCGAATCGCCAGTTACTTTCTCCTGTCTCTGGATTGCGCATTAGCAGGGAGAACATTGCTCGAGAGTAATCTTTGTATCCGACCTCTGTTATAGATTGAACTGCTGCCGTTACAGAGTGCTTCATAATAGTAGCAGGGTTTACTCCGACCATGTGCGAGATAATATTTTGCCTAACAAATTGAATGCTCTGCTGCCACACCGCCGAATTAGCATCCATAACGTCGCGGTGCCCTGCCATATCTTTTAAGAATGGATCTAGTAAAGCTTCATAGTGTGGCCCCCAATGCTCTCTAATAGCCTGTCGAAAGTTCTGGTCCTTGAAGATCTTGTTAAGATCTATCAACGTCGGTCGCCATGCAGTATCACGAGTGATTTGTGCTAACTTGTTCTGGAATCCATTCATATCCAACAACAACGGTCCAGTGTAGTTAGTCCGTTGTTTCGTATATCCTGCTGCTGTTAATGTAGACTTTGTCCAGGCAGGGAATTCTACCGGATTAGGTGCAGACAATTTAGCTGAAGTCTGTTTGAATTTCTTGTCATATATCAATGGATGATACCACCCCTCAACATCTCCCCAGGGAGTATGCACCGTCCATACATCCACCCTCGTCGGGGCTACGCCAGAGAGATTTCGATACATCTTATCTGACAAATCCTTAGCTTCGCTAAAGATCCTACCAAGTCCGACTGCTCTGTATAGATCTTTCTTTGTAGTGTTATTCCACACCAACTGTGCTACTTCGCCCGCCCTACTCCGCTCAATTCCAAATCCATCCAGCATTTTATAAAAGTTACTGGGATTGCCCATATTCTGCAATATCCCAAGAATGTTCATCCTTGTCATTGTCAACGGTTCACCAGTGTCAGGATTCTTAAAGACGTTTTGTTTGATTAACTTGTTCGGATTCTCAATCTTTGGCAGCTTCGCCAACCTATCCCCGAAATCCTTATCCAACTTATCTGCATAATTAGCAGCATCAGTGTACTTTCTAACAATCCCCTGATTAAATACTCCCTTCGGATGGTTGCGGTCAAACCAATTAAACACAGTTTCCAAATGCAAGCTTTGGGCGAAGTAGGATCTAGCCAGCTTATTCGCTATCCCAGGTTCTGGTGCGGCTAAAGCCTCAGCGCCTGTTCCACGAAGCTTTGGATACCCTTTTTCTATCGCCGGAATCATATCTTCATCAATCACCTTACGCAGATCAAACTTCTCTCCTGCTATTGTATACGCCTTTGTATCCCTGCTATACTTATCCAGCATCGTTATCGCATCATTCACCGCCCGCCACATCTCCACGGTTAACCAGTCGGCCCTGTACTGCCCGGCGTTATCGATCGGCGCTTTCCAGGTAGGATCTTTAAGAAAATCCGGTATGACAGAAATCTGTTCATTCGCCTTAAGAAAGTTATCCAGTTCCTCCCAATTCTTCCACTGCGACGCTGCCATCTCGCGAGCGATATCAGTTGGAGGCCTGCTGCTTTCTCCAATTCGTGCAAGGGCGTCATGGATGAAATTGGTTACCCCCGGATCTGCACCTTCGATTTCGCGTTTGCGGTAACGCTTTACTAAAGTGTCGTGTTTGCTGCGTTCCCGATCTAGCTTTCTGATTCCCTGACCGAGTGCAAAGGCGTTCTCTTTTCTTTGTGCCTCTCTGAATGCTCCAATAGCATCGCCTTTTAACAATGAATCTTCCAACTTCCCACCGGCTCTATACAACGCTCTAGCGGCGCCTTCATGCTCTGCATCCTTCATTACCATCTTATCTAATCTGCGTTCGAACTGACGCTGAATATCTTTAGCAGTAAATGTAATCTCCTGTCCTAGTGCCGCAGCCTGTGCAACAACATCTTCATGCAACAGGTCCAGTTGCCTGTTACTCCAAACATGATCCTGGGCTTGCTTTAATATCGCATCGCCTTTAGCGCCGAACTCCTTCTCCATCTGGCGCTGCAATGTCATTCCGACTATCTTTTCTTCATACGCCTTCGGCCCCAGTTCGCCTCTAGCCAATCTAAACTGCGCAATAGTATCCAATAACTCTTCACCATTGGCCAGTCCAAACAGGCCCGCAAGGGTATCAGGGTTCTCCCCCTTCTTTGACAGAAACTCCTCTGGAATCTCTCGAAGGTAATCCTTCGACACGAACTCTGGATTGATCTTTGGTCGTTTATCGAGTTTCTGTCCTTGGATCTCTCCCTGTCGGAAAAACCTTTCAACCGCAAAAGGAATGCTTTCATGGATGTCCTTTTGTACTTGAGGTAACCTTGCGGCGGCATTATCCAACCATTCCTTCGAAGCTTGATCTTTAACTTCTTTCTCAGCAGCCTTTTCCATCAACCTTTGATCGTCATTCCGCTGCTGCTCAATTAATCTTTCATACTTCCTCTGCCTCCCTGTTGGCATTATAGCGCCGGGTTCGAACGGCTCACGCTCAGAATGAGGTATAATCCCAGGAAGCATAGGCTCTTTAGGTGGCAACCTAGCTGCCTTCGGCACAAACGGACCAGCGACTTGATACGCCGCTCTAGGATCATAGTAAGGAATTTCTACTTCGCCCATCGGGCGGCGGCCAACACGACCGGATTCGATGTTTCTGAAAACTTCTTCCGCCGTTACATCCCTTCCAGCAATCCGACGAAAGATATCCTTAATCTCTTGAAATAGCCGATACATTCTTTCAAAAGTCTTTGAGTATCTTGTTACCGGTTTGTCCTTTGACCAGGATTCAAATTCGTGGGCAACGGCCTCTTCTACCTGATCGATAAGTCTGAGGCCAGGATAGTTCTCTCTGATCTTATGCTTATCTATCCAGTTTCCTTCTGCGGCCGCATTCTTCAATGCCTCCCACTCAGGATGGGTGATGAATCCATAAGTCTTTAGATGATGCAACGCTTCATGCCTTGCTGTGGCCAATGGTGCTTTTGAATCCAGTGACCACAATACAACCGGCATTTGATCCGGAAATCCTTGATACATTCCCCGCTGTGGTAAACCATCAAATAGAATCCGTTTAGTGCCATATGTTACCTGCAATCCCTTTGGAGCCAGCCGCTCCATTATAGTATCAATCTGCCGCTCAATCTCTAACTCATGAGGTTTCCATTCCTCTCTCATATCATGCCAGTAAGATACTCGATCCGTTAGGTTGGCCCATTCACCACTTTCCGCAACGTCCATGAAATCGGCGGCGTTCTTACCATAAATAGCCGGATCTTCTAGTTCGGCGCGAAGGGCATCAATGTTGATCTTGACTTCACCGCCTTCTTTGACCGTCCCTTCCCTTGCGCCGCTAATTCTGTGACCAGAGATTGTTTCAGCGTTGGGGAATTCATCGCGAATCTGCCTGAACAGATCCCTCATTAAGCCAGGGCCGAAGATATTAGAAACTGGTTGATGGACCTGATGGGGGATGTATCTTCCGCCGAGCCATTTAACATAAAGATCTTTACCACCGTTTCTGGTGTCGATTTCTAAATCCGCAACGTGACGGCCGATTTCATCTTGAATCATAAAT